ACAAACCCAGTATGACAAGTTTTGTAGGTGCTCTCTCCATGACAGGTGCAGCGACATCTGGATTCTATCTCAAATACGGAAGAGAGACAATTCCTATGCACCTCCTACTAGTGATGTTTGTCATCTATAGGGGTATGAACTTCATGAATACACAATTATGGTTAACCCTAGCCCTCCTGGTCTTTTACACGTTCACCCACGAAAAATTATATATCGGCTAAAAGTAGAATGAAAGTTCATATAGTTGGAGCTGGCCCATCCGGTATGTCCCTCGCATGGGAAATACTCAGGTCGGGTGATCATGATATTACAATCTATGATAGGAAGTCTTCAGCGGGTGGATCGTGGTGGGAGCCCACTGAAGAAGTGAGAGATCTTCATGCACATCGTATAGTGTTTGACAGGGCATTTGTTAATACACAAAGTCTCTTTGGGGAAATGGGTATCAGGTGGGACGATATTTTTGAACCCGTTCAAAAAGATATCTACGGATTCTTATTTCGTTCGTTGTCCCTAAAAGACTATGGAGCTCTGACATCCCTATCTGCTAGGGTACTCACCAAACCCCAAAAGTACAAAGGTATCTCCCTCAAAGAAGCTCTAGGTCCATTGAGTGGGGGTGGGCAGCGCCTATTGGAGCACCTCCCCCTTATCATGGATGGTGTCACTTGGGATGTCATGTCTGCCTGGGAGTTTGTCAAAAGTTTTGATCACGTGGCTCTTTCCAAGCAGTATACACAGAGGGTCTCTGGTAAAGTGATGTGTGACGCGATGCAGAAGGCTCTAGAAGACGTTGGGGTGGAGTTTGAGTTTGAAAAGGAGTTGACGAGTGTTGAGTATATGGAGGATGGATACACAGCCGAGTTTTCAGACAGGACTACAATTGGTGATGGGATGTTATTCTTATGTTTGGACAACAGTCCAGCCCTAAAACTTTTGGGGGACAATTGGGGTCCCGAGGCTGAAAAGAAGGTTCGTGAGAGTACCTACGGCTGTATAAATCTTTTGTTAGACTTTGATGAACCCATAGAACTTAAGGATGATTTGGAAATTGCCGCGACAACAAAATTAAACCTCCAACCAGTTGTTCTTTCGGATGATAAGACAGTTTCATGTGTCATTTGCGATCTAACAGAAGATATTCTCATAACACCACCAGAAGAATTGAGGACCCTCATACTCGGTGAACTTGACGTACCTTTACCTAGGGAGATGAGGTTTGGGTGGGGTGCGAACTGGGATGGTGAGCGTTGGCAATTCTCCCAATCCTCGGGGGTCCTAAGCCTCCATGGACAACTCCCATTCTTCGGAAAGTGCCCCAACGTCGCGATGTGTGGTATGATGTCTCCCAGAAACACACCTTACTCCAGTATTGAGGCGGCTGTGGAGGTGTCTAGGTCCCTCAGTCACAAATGCTTTGGAACTCGGGAACCTTTGAATCCCCTCCTCCTCACACAAGTTGTGTCAATGACACTTTTAGTGCTTATAGTTTTAATTCTCATATATCGTAACAGAAACCTATGAAGTTTCTAGCAAAAGTACACACACCCATGTATGACCATAATGATAAGAAATACATACGTTTGGTCATTCCTGAAAATTGTGCTGAAATCGTAAAACGTGTGCAACTCAACAAAGCCTGGTTGGTAAAAAATCAATACTTAGATGACCCCTTAGATGGTAAGATTCTCACCGTGAAAGTTCCGTTCCGATATAGGAGAGTGATGTGTGAGGTCAAGGGACGACCGATACAATCTCTTATAAGGAATGATGAAATTGATGTTGAAATAGACTTCAAAGGTGTTTGGAATGTTGGTAATTACTCGGGTTTCTCTTGGATTGTGAAGAGTATAAAGTTTATACCACTTTAAATAAGTAGATTATGACAGCTCTGACAAGAACCGGATATCTTGTGAGTGAAGGTCCTTTACAGGAAATTAAAAAAGAACTTACCGTAAGACCGCAGGTCAACGGGGACTATGGATTTCCTCCACCACCTTTCAAAGTTTTTAGAGCAGCTAAGAATGGAGTGTGCGTTCCAAGATTCTACGGAACTTCTAAACTTGGAAAGCCCATACAAGATAAAAGACCTGAACCAGCTCGTTCCAAAGCCAGGTTTGTCGGACAGCTCAGAGATGCAACCAATCAGAATGAAGCATTGGCAGCAGCAATTGAAGCAGGGCATGGTGTCCTTTCTCTACCATGCGGCTACGGTAAAACGACGGTATCCCTGGCCATAGCTTGTAAGTTGGGGTATCGTACAATGATTGTTGTTCATAAACAGTTCCTTGCAGACCAATGGAGAGAACGTATCCAACAGTTTTGTCCAGGTGCTACCATTGGAATCGTTCAACAGGATAAGAAGGAGGTAAATTGTGACTTTGTCATTGCTATGCTTCAGTCTCTCTCCCTCAAAGAATACTCCTTCAGTGATTTTGATTCAGTGGGAACCCTAATAGTGGATGAAGCCCATCATATATGTGCAAAAGTATTTAGTCAAAGCCTCTTCAAGATGTGTCCTAAACATATCTATGGTCTCTCGGCAACACCCGAGAGGAAGGATGGTTTAACAAAGGTACTTCACTGGTTTATGGGACCCACTTTCTTTGCAGTTGAGAGAAAGAACCAGGAACAAGTGGAAGTGTTCCCTGTTACGTATGAATCCTTCAATTATAGGAATCCTCCACCTTCTATGAGAAATGGAAAGGTTTCAATGCCCAATATGATCACTGAAGTTGTTGAAGATAGGAAGAGAAACCAAATGCTGGTAGAACTTATAAAGAAAGCTTCAGCTGGTACGAGACAGCTCCTCGTTTTAAGTGACCGTAGACAGCACTGTGAAATGCTCCATCAGTGTTTCCCAAAAAGTTCGGGTCTCTACATGGGTGGTATGAAAGAGGCTGACCTCCAGGCATCTTCAACGAAGAAGATCATCTTTGCGACGTTCTCACAGGCACACGAGGGTCTAGACATCCCAACCCTAGATACAGTTATTTTGGCTTCACCCAAGTCTGATATTACCCAAAGTATTGGTCGTATCATGAGAGAGACGAAGGGTAAGAAGAATAATCCTCATATCTATGACATTCACGATCCATGGTCCCTCTTCACAGCTATGTACTACAAGAGAATGAAGATCTACCGCCAAGGTGGTTTCAAAATCCATGGTAAAGGTGCGGAGGAAAAGAAGCGGGACTTCCCTCAGGGAAAGTGTCTGTTTTTATAATCTAAACAATAATTAAATGTCTGGTGCATTAATACAACTTGTGTCAAGGGGTGTACAAGACGTGTATCTCAATAGTGAAGAGGGACATTCTTTCTTTCGTATGAAGTTTACGAGGCACACAAACTTTTCTCAAGCCCCAAAGTTCATCAAGACTGTTACAGATAAAGACCCTGTTTTTACTGTTCCAGTTTTAGGTGACCTCGTGAATTGTTTATGGTTTGAGGGGGTTGATAAAAACTCTAACGTATCCTCAAATCTTCTTTACAACTCTACGATTGATCTATTTATAGGAGGTCAGAAAATAGATTCTCAACACTATGATTATTACGCAGATATATGGCCCAACTACCTCGCAGACACGTATACTAAGTCTCAAGAACTCACGAACAAAACAAGTGTTTCACATAGAAACTTTCAACCCCTTCATTTCTTTTTCTGTGACCATGGGGCATTTTTACCCCTAGTATCATTGGCACATCATCAAGTTGAAGTTAAAATAAATTTTGATCCAGGTAGTTTAACCGGTTACAATGAAACACAAAAGCGTATCAATGTATATGCAAATTACGTATATCTAGATAAAGATGAAAGAGAGTCTATGGTGAAGAGGCAGATGGACTTTGTGATTACACAGACACAAAAGGCGGAATATCCTCTATCTAACGTTTTCAACAATGAGATTGAATATGGTGGATATAACGATTTGGACATATCGTACTTCAATCATCCAGTTAAATCTATCTTCTTTGGATACAGTGCGACCAGTATTGATCCCACAAACGACCGTTTTACATTCAGAAATGCTGATATACAAATCAACGGTACACCTTTACTCGAAAATATGACACCCACTTATTTTCACACAGTCCAAAACTATTACAAATCTAAATATGGTATCTCGGATTATAGGGTTGATTCTGAAGATCTTATGTACACGAGATATTTCGTATACCACTTTGGTCTAAATG